ATGACCTACGCTCAGATCACCGCCTCCGAACTCTCCGCCTCTGAGGCACGGTGCGCCATCTTTGACCTGGCAGATGACTTCTCCTGGGAGACCGTGGCACGTGAGATGGTCTCCCGCATGAGTGGTGATGAGGCACGTGAGTTTGTGGAGGACTTCATCTCCCTCTATGCCGATTGAGGCACTGGCACAAGGGAACGGCAGCGCCCTAAAGACTGCCCTACAATGATCACAGGTTGAGGGGGGCACTAAGACCACCCCGCTGCCGCCAACCTGGCACACTGGGCATCCGCCTGGCAGCAAACCTCAACCTTTCAACCTTTCACCAAACGAACCCCGATGCGTTACAATCCCGCTACCGACCGCGCCCTGAGCATTGATGAGATCGCCGCGCAATGTAAAGCAGCAATTCTAAAGGCAGATCGTCAGTATGTTGAGCAGGTTGCTGATCGGATCTATGATGAGGTTCTCTCTTTCTCACTTTGGGAGAATGATGTACTGATCGCTGCCTGAGTTAGTTACCTTAACTGTTCTTTCTTAATTCACACAAATGATCCGCTACGAAGTTCGTTATCAGACTCCCTACAATCAGTGTGAATGGAGGTCGCAATGGTTTAAGACTTTGGATGAGGCAGAACGTATGGTGGCATTCTATCTGTCCTGCGGTTCTCCTGCTCATCTGGCACCCTAACTTTCCCTCTTCGTTAACTCTTACTTTTTTTTCAAATGACTCTGGACCTCGCAATTTCTCTGCTTCGTCAAGGTAACAATGGTGATCAAATTCTTCAGATTCTTGACTCCATCTCAAGTGACAGTGAGCAGGGGACTGTAACCGATTTTGACGGCACCCCGATCGTATGGTGACAGTCTGACAACCGCACACCCCCGCCCTGATTCGTCGGGTGGGGGTCCTACACTATGGGAACCAAAGCAAACGAACCCGATGATCTTCCCTCTCTCCATGTGCTCTGACCTCCAGACCCGTCAGATCAAATGGATCTCCCGTGCTGACCAGGAGCGCAACGCCTACCGCCCCGTGGGTTACATGCACTGGGGTCTGCCCGCCACCGTGCTGGCAGCCCAGTATGCTGAGACCCATGCCCCCCATCGCTGCCCCGTGAGCGGGTGTGTCAGTCAGCAGGGGTGACATGTTCGTTCGTGAACACCAGCGTCCCGCCGTTCCGCCGCGTCGGGGGGCGCCCCCGTTATAAAAACCATGGGTCCCCCTAACCTACAAAGTGTTACGGACGCGAGTATAATATACTGTGCTATATAAATCTAAAAAGAAGATTCATATACACGAAATGAGAAAAAATTCCGGAGAAAATTTTCAGTCTGTACAAGTCGATCCAATCACGGGCGACTATTACATTGTAATTCCTGAGTGGATTACAAACGATCTTTCATGGTACGAAGATACACAAGTTCGCCTATCAATTGAGGGTGGAGATCTCGTAATAACCGAAACTGAGGGTGATTGACAATCTCTACATAATACTGTATGATCATTGATGTAAACGCATTCTATTATGGCTAAAGGATTTACCGTAAAAGCAAAAACGCCGACTGCCTCAGAACCAGAGTGGGACTACAATCTTGCCCGTGAAATGGTAAAGGGTAAGACAATTGTGTTCTGTCTACCTGGAAGAGGAGTCTCATATACTTACTTAAAGAATTTTGTTCAACTTTGTTTTGATCTGGTACAGGCAGGAGCAAGTATTCAGATCTCACAAGACTACTCATCAATGGTGAACTTTGCCCGTTGTAAGTGTCTTGGAGCAAATGTACTTCGTGGACCTGATCAGATTCCCTGGGATGGTAAACTGAAGTATGATTGGCAATTATGGATTGATAGTGATATTGTTTTCAATACTGAAAAGTTCTGGCAACTTGTTCTGATGGATCAAGACATTGCTTCTGGATGGTATTGTACAGAGGATGGTAGAACAACCTCTGTAGCACACTGGATGGAAGAGGATGATTTCCGTAACAATGGTGGTGTTATGAATCACGAAACCATTGAGAGTATCTCAAAGCGTCGGAAACCATTCACTGTTGATTATGCTGGATTTGGTTGGTTGTTGATTAAGAACGGAGTCTTTGAACACTCAGAGATGAAGTATCCTTGGTTTGCTCCAAAGATGCAAGTCTTTGAATCTGGTGAAGTACAGGATATGTGTGGAGAAGACGTATCATTCTGTTTGGATGCAAAGGAAGCAGGTTTTGAAATCTGGTGCGATCCTCGTATCAGAGTTGGTCACGAGAAGACAAGAATCATTTGATGGCTAACGAACGGTATAATATTCTCTGTAAGGGAAGAAGAATTTATTCAAGTCTTACAGAAGAAGAATATTTCAATGTGATGGAGGATCTGTCTATAGAGTATTATCAGACAGGTGCTCCATGTCCTGGAGATCTTGAAACTGAAATTTTATTGGAGAATAACAACGTATGGCAGCAAAAGCAAAAGGTGGTCTGAATAAGAATAGTTCTTATCTTCCTGGTCCTCCTAAAAAGTCTCGTCAAGGTGCGGGTATGGGAACCAAATATGCCGCTTCTTCTCGCAATGGGGCACGGAAAAAATACAGAGGACAAGGTAAAGGTTAATCAATGGCATACTTAAACCATAGTCTACCAGATTGGTCTTGTTATATTCGTAATGAGTTTCTGTTTAATCATCAGAAAGGACATGGTGAAGTGACCAAATGTGACGTACATTCCGTCGCAAGTATTGAAAAAAGAGTTCCTCTATTTGAGGCATTTCTTGAAAATGGCGTGAATTGGACTCGCAGGCCACTTCACGCTTTTTGCTGGAGACCAGATGCTGAGATTGAACCCTTAGAAGATATTATGTACTGGGATTGTTTTTCTCCCTATATTGATGTACAAAAACGTGCTCGTCTTGCTGGATTACAGGCAGATTTGATACGCCCTGATGGAAAAAAGGTCATTGGATCTTATATGTTCACTCTTGACTGGTCTTGGGAAAACAAAGGAATACCAGATCTTAACTTTTCAGAGACTCCAGAGCATAAATGTGCTCATTTATTTAAAGTAGAGACTGGAAATTACTATGCCTATCCAAATAATCGCATTGTTTGGTATGATAATGCTTGGACTTTTAACAGAATCAGTAAAAATCCAGGTTATGAGATTGACATGACGATCTACTCTGTAGAAAATAAACGAAAAATTGAAACTTCAGAGCACTATATGTACGAAATTACAAATTTAGAACAAAAATAAATAGATTTTTTACCACAAATTGAGTTGGAAAAGTTTTCAATGGGTAAGCACCTACTTCTAGAGGTGTATGATGTTGATTTTGACCTGATTAATGACGTAGAATCTCTACAGAACGTCATGATTAGGGGCATTGAACGTGCGAAAATGACTATTCTGAACACATTTGCCCATTGTTTTCTTCCACAGGGATGTACAGTCGTCATCGCACTCTCTGAAAGTCATGTTTCTTGTCATACTTGGCCAGAAAATGGGTGTTTAGCAGTGGATGTCTATACATGTGGTGAAGGAAATCCAAAATTAATTGCTCTTGAAATCTTAAAGTACCTTAATTCCGACTCATATTCTCTGCGTGAAATAGATCGTTAAATAGAAGTAAGGAGATAGCAACCTCCTTTATAAAAGTTCTGTTTTATTGACTTAAAACAGGAGCTAAAATGTCTAATTTACCCGTAGATAGAGATCAAAATTATATGAGAGAGATGTGGGGAACTACACAACTCATCACAGATTATCAATCAGTAACACCACAGAAAAGAATTATTCAAGAAGTCATGCACGATTTGGCACCAAAGCATGATTTAAAAACACAAACTGAACTTCATGAAAAAATTCGTAATGATGAAGACTATGATGATTGGGGTTATGGTACTGAACCAACCTATGGTTCTCCTTGGAAATAGGATATAAATAAAGCAAGAAACTTTTGTCCGATGGCAATACAAAGGATATCTAGATCATTTAAAGATATTAGTTTATCCTTTGAACCTCATCCGGTCACAAAGGATTTACCAATCCTAAAGAATGAAAATGCGATCAAAAGATCGGTCAGAAACATTGTAGAAACGATTCCTACGGAAAAGTTTTTTAATCCAAATTTTGGATCTGATGTACGTAGTAGTCTTTTTGAATTCGTTGATTTTGGTACTGCCTCAATCATTCAAAGACAAATTGAATTGGCAATAGAGAACTTTGAATCCAGAGTTGAAAATATTGTTGTTGAGGTAAATCCTAAACCGGATACAAACGAATTTGAAGCAACGATATTCTTTGATATTATTGGACAGGAATTCCCGACTCAAGAATTTACATTTATCCTAGAGGCAACAAGATAAAATGCCTTTTACACAGTTTAC